CTGAAGAACAAATAGATTTTCTAAATAAAAATAAAAATGATTTTCTTATCGCTGATTTTGCAGACAGAATACCGCTAATTCATGGGCAAGAAAGTAATTCAAGTACTTCACAAAACAACGGCGTTGGTGGCTCTTCAGACAGTAATAATATTGCTGGCTCTGGAAGTGTTGTCGCTGGAGGAGCCCCAGGATTACCGCCTGATGATGACGGAGATAATGATAAGCGACAAAATGAAAATAGCCAAAAATATCAAAAACAAAAACAAAAACAACAAGAGCGATTTGACGAATTAAAAGATATCTACGATAAAAATAACCCTACCACAGATTTAAAAATTGATGGGCAAACTATTCGGCAAGGTGCTAATGGAAATCGTTACTCCACTCGAATTTACGAAAGCCAAAATTTGACCGATAAACAAATATATAATTATGCGGAGGAACTAGCTGGACAGCCATTAACCAAAGTTAGAGATGGTATTTATACAGCACGATTACAAGATGGTACAAATATTACATTAAGAAATGTATCGAGCTCTAATACAGGTGCTCGTTGGACTATTGATATAAGAAATAGCCCAACTTTAACAAATTTATATAGAGGGTTGAGAACTGGAGCAGAAATTAAATTTAGGTAGGAAAAAATATGATAAATGAAAATGATTATAAAAATATTATTGATTGGTCAGAACTAAGAACTTTTAGTGGATTATGGAATTGTATTGCCCCTGATATGTTCCCTTCTCTAAAATCTAATGAAGAAAAATTTCCATTTCAAGAGAGAAAAGAACTCTTTTTTTATTTTGTGAAAAGATTATTAAAAGAAGGTCGACTTAAATTAGCAAAAAATGGTCAGTTATTAGGAGGCTCAATCGATGAACAAGTCAAACTGTTTTATGATGCTTTTCCAAAAACAGAAGACGACATGTTTGATAAACAAAAACTGATGGATGATTATTGGTTTTTTGATGAGTCTTGTCCAGCAGAAGCGGTGTGGGTTAATGAAGATGGTTCGTTAGAGTGGACTTAGTTTGCTGAGTTGTTTAAGCTTCTTGTAAATTTTGGGCATTAAATAGTTAAGGGTGATAGTTAATTTGTTAACCTGATATACCTTATAAAACTTTTATTTATTTGGTGGCAGTTAACACTGTCACCAAGTCCTCTAATAATAACTGAAGAATAATAGTTTTAAATTGATTTTTACACATAGTGCACTTGTTTTTGCCTATTCAAAATACAAAATAACACGCCAATCTACCGTTTTACTCACAAAAATTGGTCAGAAAACATATTGATTTTATTTGATTTTTTATTTTAAGAATGATGGCTAAGAATAACATGAACTCTTTTACAACATCATCGACCTAAAAGGGGCGGTCATCTCCTCGGAAGCCGAAGGCCCGAGCAAAAACCGCCTTGATACGGGCACAATAAGCTTTAGTGATATCGAAAACAAAGCGGACTACAAAGTCAGTAGCAGCAGTGCTGGCATTAGCTCCAGTGGCATGCCATCGATGCCAACTAGTCGTAATAAGTCAGAGAAGGCAAACTCGACGACGCAATCTGCGGTATCAGAAGGCACGATTATAATTCGCAACAAGGACGGACAACAACAGGATATTGATGATTTAAGCCAAGATACTGAGCAGGCGAATAACGAACTGAAACACATCTTTAACAAAGAAAAAGAGCAAGACATCATAGACCAAACACACTTAGTGAGTGAGATTGGCGGTGAAACCTTAACCATGCTCAATCATATCGACCGCATAAGCGCAGAATCTGCAGCGAACAAAAAGCTAAAAGAAGAGCAAAAAAAAGCGAAAGAGCAAGGCCTCGTTTTAACCGACGAGCAGGAACAGAAAATCTATGAAAAGGCCTACAACGATGCGATGAACGAAGGGATGTCAGCGATGGGCAGTGACACCCGTCAAGGCGTTGAAATGGCGGTTAACATTATTAATGGGCTAATCACGGGCGACATGACAGGGGCTGTTGCGGGGGCATTAGCACCGAAGATAGCCACCATAATCAAACAACAGACAGAAGGAAACACCGTCGCCAACACAATTAGCCATGCTATACTGGGCGCAGTAGTTGCTGAGCTACAAGGCAACTCAGCCTTAGCGGGAGGTTTAGGGGCAGCAGCGAGTGAACGTAGTGCTGAAGTCATAACGGGCATTTTATATCCGGATAAAGCAGTAACAGAGTTATCGCAAGAAGAGCGACAAAAAATCAGCGCACTATCCCAACTAGCTACAGGTCTTGCCATCGCAGCATCTGGTGGAGATATCCAAGATGTGAATACGGGGATTGCTGCGGGGAAAAATGCGGTTGAGAATAATAATTTAGCTAAAGCTACGTGGTATCTAGTACGCCCAAGTGAAATTGGCGCTCAAGTTAGTGTTAATGCCGTAGATCTATTGATGGCTAAAGGTCTTACAGCAGCAGAATCACAAGCGTTTTTAGAAAGCCTAACTTTGGAACAACGGCGACTAATTGATCTAGCATTAGTCGATCCAATGGGAGATGAATTCCTTGAAGACGCAGTACGAAAAACTTATGAGCGTTATTATAATGATTATAAAAACACAATAGCCATAGATCCTAATGATCAACCCAAATTAGAAGGGTATCCAATTCCAGAGCTGACTCCTCCTTTCCCAGGGTACGCGCCTATAGATCCAGATAAATTAGGCCCAAATCACACTGGGCATGATGGTGGTTTAGATGATATTGATATTCGCCATGATACTGGTGGAAATCAGATCCCAGATAAAGATTGGCGAGATTATGCTATAAACGCAGAAATAACTCGAGGAGAGCATGCGGAAATTAGAAATAAACAAGGACGCCCAGTAGGTCAAGTGATTAACGATATTGAAAACTCAAGGCCATCTGATATTCTTGTTCAGGATGATGGTCGATGGGTTGTCTTAGGCCCTAATGGTAGAGTTCATATTATTGAACCGGATGGTGAAGTTGTTACTTCTTATAAAAATCCTAGAAACAATACGACAAAACGAATTAAAGATGGTCGTTGGGGACGACCAAGTAGTGAAAAACTGCAAGAGTTCAGGGGTAAGTTTTCCAATTATTTTAAGGGGTGAATTATGGATTTATTAAAACAAGAATATGTAGCTAATGCAGTAACGTTATTTGATCTAAGACTTTCCGAAAGTGAAATTACTATATATTTAGATTGTGTTAATTTTATGTTGGAATACTGTACCAATGAGCAAATAAACCAACATACAGAATTCATGGATAAAGAAGAATTATCGTGGGTAAGAGATGATTTATTAGCGCTTATAAAAAGTATAGAGCATAAAGATTTTATTCCAGATAGATATAAATAATCAGTTTATACGTAGCAGCTCCAATTATTTTAAGAGGTAAGTTATGGATTTATTAAAACAAGAATATGTTGCTAATGCAGTGACTTTATTTGATTTAAGGCTTTCCGAAAGTGAAATTACTATATATCTAGATTGCATTAATTTTATGTTGGAATATTGTTCTGATGAACAAATAAACCAATATACAGCATGCATGGATAAAGAAGAATTATCGTGGAGAAGAGATGATTTATTAGTACTTATAAAAAGTATAGAGCATAAAGATTTTATTCCAGATAGATATAAATAATCAGTTTATACGTAGTGGTTCCAATTCTTTTAAGAGGTAAGTTGTGGATTTATTAAAACAAGAAATCGAAAAAGTCTTTACTTAATTGTAGTAGCTCAAACTTAACCTGACATAGCTTATAAAGCTTTTATTTGGTGGCAGTTAACACTGTCACCAAGTCCTCTAATAATAACTGAAGAATAATAGTTTTAAATTGATTTTTACACATAGTGCACTTGTTTTTCCCTATTCAAAATACAAAATAACACGCCAATCCACCGTTTTACTCACAAAAATTGGTCAGAAAAGATATTGATTTTATTTTATTTTTTATTTTAAGAATGATAGCTAAGAATAACATGAACTCTTTTACAACAACACCGACCTAAAAGGGGCAGTCATCTCCTCGGAAGCGAAAGATATCAGTAAAACCGCCTTGATACGGGTACAATAAGCTTTAGTGATATCGAAAACAAAGCGGACTATAAAGTCAGTAGCAGCAGTGTTGGCATTAGTTCCAGTGGCATGCCATCGATGCCAACCAGTCGTAACAAGTCAGAAAGCGCAAGAATTATCAAAATGAGGTGAATAATGACAATAAATCGACAAAAATTTACAGTAAAATTTAAACGAGGTGCAGCGACACGGGTAATTGGTACAGGAAGCCTACAGCACAATGGGGATAAGTAAACAGCAATGGGCCGTTGGGTTGCTTAGTTAAAGTTAGTGCTTGATGGCTATACGCCCAAATCAAAAGCGCTAACCCGAGAGCAACAAATAATTCAAGCCATGGAGAAAAAGGTAAAACGACTTAAATTGGAGGAAGAAATACTAAAAAGGCTACCGTTCTTTTAATGTCGGACGAATACAAAAATATGCGTTAAGCTATCAGTTAAGCGAGCAATATCCAATAAATAGATTTTGCGCATTATTTGCAGTATCTCAAGCAGCATTTTATAACCCTCGTTTGCTTCCGGAAAACAAAATCAGGCAATAACGCCGGCAACAGGTGAAATCCTCTTCAAACAAAGTAGAGGCTCAGCAGGCAGTCGAACGATAATCACAAAACTGAACCAGTAAGGTATCAAGATGGGTCGTTATAAGGTGAGAAAATTAATGAAAGAGGCAAAATTATACAGTAAGCAACCCAAAGCAAGGCATTTTAACCGTGCAACCGAGGAACAATTTGAACTACCCAATAAGCTATCAAGGAACTTTAACCCGACTATCCCAAATCAGGTATGGACAGGCGATATCACTTATATTTGGGCGGGAGGAAGATGGGGTTATTTGGCGATAGTAGCCGATTTGTACGCTCGACGGGTAGTGAGTTATAGCGTATCAGATAAAGCCGATAGTCAATTAGTGATTAGTGCATTAGACATGGCTTGGTCTTTACGAGGTAAACCAAAAGCTTTAATGTTCCATTCTGACCAAGGTTGCCAGTACTTATTAGTTGCATTCAGGCATCGCCTTAGTCGTTATGGAATAATACAAAGGGTTAGCCATCGTGGTAATTGTTGGGACAATGCGCCTACTGAACGCTTGTTCCGTAGTTTGAAAAGTGAATAGATCCCCAAGGCCGGTTATCGTCGTTTAGTTGAAACCAAGTCAGACATGTTCTGTTACTTATTCGGTTATTATAACCAAAGACGACCACATAGTTTTAACGCCGGTTTACCACTGACTATTGCAGAACAACCTAAATGGGTGTTTAAATACTTGACCATTATACATCCGTTCACCACCAGACGTTTTAAAAAAGGAGGCTTTGCTAAAGCATCGTTGATTTAATTGGCAAAATTTCATACCATTACCAAAATAATTATTTAAGGAGAATGGTATGAAAAAGTTAATGATTGCCAGTATGGTGGCTTTTTTGGTGGCTGGATGTGCTCAAGTAGATAGTAACTTAAGTTCATTTAGTGGTGTGACATATAAAGATTATAGTAATGAATATAAACTGATCGATACATATACTTTAACTAGTCACATAGATAAAAGTATGAAAGACATTAAGGTTTGTGTGTTACAAAACATAAGGGATAGGAATGTTGTTTTGTCTGATAATTCTAATGACTTTGTTGGTGCTAGCGGCCGTTATTACAGTATACCCTCTGTAACGGTATCATCTAGTAGCGGAGCAAGACAATATTTTGATGATGATATTATTGTTGTTGACGGCTTAACGCAGTATAACAATCCACAATCTTTTATCCCAATAATAAACTATGTTCGTTACACTTTATCGATAAAACAAGATAAAGACAAAAATAATACTCAATATTTTTTCAATAATATTACTCAGGCTCAGTCCACGACAGGCTCAATACCTAATAATGGGTTTAACCCTGTCGGTAACTGGAATGGAGCCAACCCGTCTATTATATTAAATACCTTGAATATCGAAAAGCAAAAAGTCGAAAATTGTTTAGGCAACTAATGTTTCATTAGTGCTCATATTTGTTGACAAACACACTCATCAAGCCCTCTTAGAGGGTTTTTTTATTATATAAAATTGACTGATCAAGCTAATATTAAATTTCAAGTTAAAGTTTGCTTTAAGTCATAATGGTTAATTTTTACATATATAATGCAATATAATAATAACTTTAATTTGCATTTAATGAGTTATTAATATGAATAATAAACGTAATGGTAGTTTGGCAAGGGCTAAAGCTTTAACTACACAGCAAAGAAGTGAAATAGGGAAGAAAGGCGCAAAAAAAGAGAAGAAAATAAAAATTTACCTATAGCAACACATATAGGTGAATTAAAAATAGGTGAAAATATATAAATAGTTAGCTAAATTTCATCAAGATCGTAAAACCTTGGGGTATAGTCGCAACAGCTATTCAAAAAACGCTATGAATAGGTCGGAAAATTAGCTCTTCAGGAAATAAGCGGCAAAAACTTTTAAGGCATTTTGCTTGGGAGTATGAAGATTATAAACCCTAGTAAATTGTAGTAGTGGATAGGCTACACTAAATGTCAGATTAAATAAAGGTTACTACGTATCATAACTGAGAAAAATATTCAAACATTACCATTTATAAGGTGATTTGAATGCCTTTTTAAAATATGTTTTCTCTGCCATTTTCTATCTTTTAATCAGTTGCAATATGTAACATCCAGTGAAACAGCATAAATAGCCCGCCAAATGATAAAATCAAGGTACAAAAAAAGGCGTATATTTGCTCGCTTTTGTTTAGTTTGTAATCTTTGTTGAACTTATCGGTTTGTTTTGAATTTACAAAATCTTTATTTGTCATAATCAGCTCCCTAAAAGCCCTCAAAAAAGGCAAACGGATGTAGAATGTGCTGTTTTTCCAGCTGTCAGAATGTTTGGCTATACTCAAGTGTGGCTTGTGAGTAGCAAATATCAGTTATAAATTGGTTGTAAAGGTCTGCGTCAATGCTTTTACTTTCTAGTTTTATTTTTAGTAATTCTATAATTTGCCAATCATTATCATTGTCAAAATTCTTGATTAATTCTTCAGCTCTGGTTTCAATCCATTCATCTTTAGCGTCTTGCATTTCGGTATTGTTTATCATGTTGCAATAAGCATTTTCGTAACTATTTTCTACAGCTCTATGTAACATCATCTATCTCCTTTCTTATTTCAAATTCAAGCGCACTTGTTTAAATGCGCTTTGATTTGAGCACTGATTTAATCGTCTAACTCATGTTCGTATAATGATAATTTTTCTCTCAATTCAGCAAGCGCAAGAGCTGATGCGACAATCGGCTGTGCGTGTTGTGACAGTATTTCCTTGAGATATATAACGAAAGCTTTCTCTGTTATCGTTTTCAAACTTTTTGAATCGAAATTTACCTGTGTTTTTGCGAATAAATCCCCGTTATCGTCAATTTCGACAATTAGCGTTAATTCAATTTCTTTTTTAGCCATGTTTTATCCCTTTGTTATCAAATTATTTGTTGTGCCTTATTGCCGTTCTTCATGAACCCACCAAGTGCCCGACGCAGGTTTAACGCCGTGCCGTTCGACTATCTATCAAAACCGCTCTATTGCTTAATTGTTTTGTTAAGGTGATTTGTTTTGATGTGACAATTACAACATAAGTTGTTATTAATATCAACATCTAAAGTTGTTATTTTTTGGGGGAGTTGTTAAATTGTTGTTTCTGTGCAATTAATTGTTGTTTGATTGCTTGTTTTTTGAGCGATAAAGTGTTTTGAAGTTGTAGGTGAGGAATTTTAGGCATGAAAAAACCGCATGAAACGGGTGGGGGGATTTAAGCTATAAGATTGAGTTCAGCCCGCTCAATTCTTTTTAATGCTTGCTGCGGAGTGTTTACAGGGGTAACTATGATTGAGTGCCTATCTCCAACTTCTTCTAGCGTTAATAAAGCATCATTTAATCGCTTCATTTGTCGCTTGCTAAATGTGATATCATCTTCAGTCGGTCTATAGACAATAAGCTCATGTGTACTTCGTGTAAAGAGATTATCATGATCCTTGATAGCAAATAAATCTAACAATCTTGCTTTGTTTTTATCTAAATCTGTCCCTATGTTATTTGGTCTTAATCTTTCGGTATTAATTGCCGAGCGATCACTCAGGAAAAATATCTTAGCAGCTCTAGCTTCTGATACAACCTTAAATTCTCTATCAAAATAACGATCGAAGCTTGGATGATTATTTATAGTTATATCTTTTAATAATTTTGACCAAGTGTTATCTGATGAATATTGGTCATTCTCTTGATCGTTAGAATAAAAATCAAGGGACGATAGGCTTGATGTTAGCATCACCGCTTGCCTAAGAACTCCGATAATATCACCGGATGAGGTGCTTTTTATTTTACCCAAAACAACACCTTGCATAGGAACGTTCCAGTTTTCTAGAATTTTTGTTTTGCTTAGATGTGAAGTAAGGCTAGAAATAATTAATTCAATCAGAGCGTTAAACTGATCTGATTTGTTACCATACATAGCTTTAACCACGCACTGTCTAATAGATTGTCTAATTTTAAATTCACCCCCTTCACTAACAGCTACCACAGCGATAGTAAGTTTTTCTCCAGAGCCTATGATTGGCTCAAAATAAATTGGAGCCCAAATAGCTTTATAGGTTGGCGCTTTTGACATTGTGAATAATAATTTATTACTATCAAACATTTACAAAATCCATCTGGTTTGGGTTAATTCTATTGTTTATGATTTTTTGAATGAATTCACTACGGCTAGTTAAAAAATATAGTAACTCATTTTTCGATTTATGAGCAATAGGTATTTTATTAATAGCTTTAGCTATTAGATTGTTATTATTTATTTCTTCTATTTCTTCGCACCAAATAGTTAATCTGTTGCATAGCGCAATTTTATCTAATTTATGTTCACAAGATAACTCGGTAAATTTACATAGCAAATGATTAAATAATATATTATTCCAATCTTCCTCATAGTCTGGTGTAAATTTATCTAATGGCATTGATAAACCATGATCAATCATAGCTATATCTTTTCCATTGTATAATAAATTACCAGAATGTCGGTCGCGATTGATAATAAATTCATCAAAAAAAGACGCACTTTCAAGGGCGCTCCAGTTTTTAATTATTGAATGAAATTCAATATAATATGGATCTTGAATATTTAATTTATGATAGAGATTTGGATACCCAACATCAAGAGAACCGAAGCAGAAAACATCATTTTGGTCTAATAGTAATATGGGTTCAGGAATTGGTAAATTTATTAGTCTACCTAATATTGCGCAAATTAATTCTTTTAATATCTCAATGCCTTTTATATACTTCGCTACAACAGGATATTCTTCATTATCACAACAAGCGATACATCTGAAAGAACTATTTATGCCATCTTCGATAGGTTCCGAATCACTAATAATTCTTCCTACTTTTACCATATTGTCTGCCATCAAACATCATTCCTTACATTATTGATTTAAACTATTTAAAAATCGCCAAAGCAGTGAGTCATGTTTCCTTAATAACATCAATCACATTTCAAATGAACAATGAAATACTCGTCCGATTATTTGTATATTCTTCGCATCATCGACTTCATCTGGGTATTCCTCCGAGTTGTACGAAACGATTCTAATTTTTCCTGCTGGTAATAAATACAATCTTTTTAACCGACACAATCCATCTTGGCATATTGCATAAACATCGCCATCACGAATATCTTTTTGTAGTGTGTTTACAGCAACTGTTGCTCCATCTGGAATAACGGGCTCCATGCTATTTCCTTTAGCAGGAAAACAAACAACAAACTCTTTTTGTGCATTTTTTCTTCTAAAGAAAGATTTGCTAAATCTGAGCTTATAGCCGTTGTGATCTTCCATGCTTGAACAGCCATGTCCAGCTGCAAGTTCGATTGATTTAAAATATGGGACTTCAACTTCATCTTCATTCAACGGAGTTTTATCATCCCATTCATCCACTTCTCTTGTTGATAATTCGCTCATCGGCGTTCCATCTTTTTGTTGTTTAAGCGGAGCGCCTTCTCCTTTAGCTAACCATTCCACCGAAACACCTAAATAATCAGCGATCTTCAATAAATTTCTATTTGATTTGGTTTTACCTGTCATCAACTTCCATATTGTGGTCTGAGACATTCCAATCGCTTCTCCAAGCTTTGCTTGAGAAATCTTTTTTTCTTTCATTATTTTGGTTAATCGATCTGCTAATGTCATTTTTCAATCTCCTTTTTATTAAAACAAAATACAACCAAAGTTGTATAAAGTAAAACATCTTAAGTTGTTGACACTAACAAAAACACAAGCTAATATTTTACAACATAAGTTGTTAACAAGGGGTTTTATGAAAAACAAAGCAATTGAGAAAGCTATTTTGCTTACTGGAAGTCAAAAAAAATTAGCTGATGCATGTGGTAAAACGCAAACCTCAGTTTGGAAATGGTTACATGGCTTATCTGAAATTAGCCTTGAGAACGCACTTTTGATCGAGAAAGTAACTAATGGAGCCGTTACCGCTTGTGATATCAAACCAGATATATCAAAAATTTTTCAACCTAGACAGAACAATGACGACAGAGGCGATAATGAACACATTAAATAACGAAAACACACGTAGCCAATGCGCAAAAATATTCAACCACTTGCAAAGTGGCAAAACGATTAATCCGTTACCAGCGCTAAATAAATATGATTGCTTTAGGCTTGGCGCGCCAATTTACGATTTAAAACAAATCGGATTTAGCATTGATAAACGAATGATTACAGCGAAAAACGGTAAGAAATACGCTGAATACTCAATGAGGGTCAATTAATGAATGCTGTTGAAACATTAAAATTAATAGGACGTCCTAACGCTTATTATCCTCGCTTAGCGAAACCTCTCGGGGGAGTTGGCCCTGCTGTTTTATTCTCACAATTATTTTATTGGCAAGATAAGGCAACGTCCAATTTAGGTGTGTATAAAACACGTGATGAACTTGAGGATGAAACAGGCTTAACACATAACGAGCAACGAACGGCAATAAAAAAGCTATGTGAAAAAGGTGTGTTAATTGTTACCGAAAAAAGATTAGAGCACAAAACGTTTTACAAAATTGATAACGAAAAAGTTAATCAAGTTTTGAGTGATTTCGCCAACGCTATAATTCAATCATCACGACAAATAAAAAGTCGTCATCCCGATCTCTACAATGTAGATGTCGAGATGACTACAAAATCAAGTTCGTTATATCAAGAGAATACTACAAAGATTACTGCAGAAACTACTACAGAGAATACTACAGATATTATTGCGGATAAACCGCAAAACCCTAAACGGGCATGTCAGTTGCCTGATGAATTTAAACCGAACGAACATCATCGAGATATAGCGATAAATGAAAACGTCAATCTGGATAATGAGTTTGTGAAATTTAGGGATTACTGTTTGGCTAACGGTAAAAAATACATTGATTGGAATGCGGCGTTTAATAACTGGTTACGCAATGCAGGTAAATATCAAAAATTTAGCCAATCTAACAAACCTAAATTCATGACCCTTGCTGAACGAAATAGAGCCGTTCTAGAGAGCATGAGGAGTTAGTAATGGCAAAGATCACAGATGATTTTTTAGCAGTTATTGGCGGATTACTTGAGCTTTACGGGCAACAAGCAAGCACAACTAAAGTCAATATTTACTGGTCAACGCTTGGACAATATCCGATTAATTCATTAAAAGCAGCGGCAAACGCATGGGTAAGAAAAAGTCAATTTATGCCGAAGCCTGCGGATTTAATCAAACTAATGGGTGGTGCAAGCAATCATCTGTCACCAGATGAAGCATGGGCAATTGCAATACTGGCTAGTGATGAAACTAACACCGTTGTATGGACGGGTGAAATAGCAAAGGCATGGGCACAAGCAAAAATTGTCTATCAAAATGGCGACAAAATTGGCGCAAGAAGAACGTTTATTGATACCTATGAACGGCTTGTTGATAAATCAATGATGCATGGTCGTACTGCTGAAGTCTTTGTCTCATTAGGCAGTGATAAAGAAAAAAGAGTTGACGCTATAAATCATGCGGTTTTTACAGGGCTATTAACGCAAGATCGCGCTAATTATTATCTACCAAAACCAGAAAATACGTTCGCAATGCTTGAATGTAAAACCGAGCAGGGAGCATCAAGTAAAAGTCTGATGCATATTGCTAACATTAAACAGATGCTAAAAACAGCTAAAGCTTGTGCTACAAAGCATTAATCACTGTAAGTTAGGTTCTATCACATGTTAGATAACATAGCGTATGACTATGTTGTAGACCTGAAACAAGCGGTAGATTTGAAAAAAAGGTAGCAAATATCGCTACGATTTTATGCGCTAAATGTCCACAAACAAGGCTTAGCGCATAATAACCACAAATCAGGAAATATCATTGAATAGAGGATGAATTGATTAAAAAAATAGGTATTAAAAAGATTGGATGAATAAAAGAGTATCGTGAATCCCAAAACACACGACGGAACAAACCAAACAGATAAAAGCTGAGTATAAAGCAAGATTAAAAAATGAAGGAGAAAATGATGAGAGATACGAAAGATATTTTAACCGCCTGGAAAAACACACGCATTTTAAAGCGCATAGGAACCGAATACCCCTCTAAGTCAGCAGGTATTGACGGCGCACCAATGGATTTTAATTACCGTCAGTATTTAACAGAAGATGAAGCGCAGATTGTTGATAATGCTGTTTTAAGGCTCAAAGCGGATAATATTGAATATTGGGCGGTATTAACCTCTTTTTATCTACGTGACATTTCATGCAGTAAGCAAGCAAAAATATTAGGTAAGCAAACAACAGAAATGACAAAAATATTATTAGCAGCAGAATGTTTTATACGGGGGCACATTATTGAATTATTCCCAAAAGTGGCGTAGATAACCATGATTATAAAAAGAGGTATTTTGGATTGTTAATTAAAATTTATTTAAAACAAAATGTTATGTCTGATATAATCTAATTGGTCGTTGAATAAGCGGTTTAGCAAAAGCGCTTAAAAATTGGTAGAAAATTTTAGTTAATTATTTTATTTATAAAACAAATAGTTATAATTAGAGTGTTCCCTGTATACACAGGGATAAACCGCATTCTGTCAGAATAGGAATGAATTAAATTATGTGTTCCCTGTATACACAGGGATAAACCGAGCTGAAGGTCAACGGCTCAAATATTGCTAATGTGTTCCCTGTATACACAGGGATAAACCGCTTTACGAACTCGAACCTGTTCGGCAGTTGCGGTGTTCCCTGTATACACAGGGATAAACCGCCGTAAAAAAGGCTGATAACGAAACATACATCGTGTTCCCTGTATACACAGGGATAAACCGTATATTTACGTTAATTTGATTTAGCTAACGCCGTGTTCCCTGTATGCACAGGGATAACTGTATTAATGACAAATTTTTGACGTGGTCCGATCTAAAACGTTTTGTTATAGATAAATCTGTCAATGAAATTAATCATAAAAATGATCTCAATATTTCATATGAACCAAAAAATTGGACGTTCATTTACAGATATTGAATTTTTCATTGAAGTTGACCCAGATGCGAATTTTTTGGAGAATAAATTATGAGCAGAATTTTACTTGGGAAAAATAAAAGAAATGGGGAAAAATTTTATGAAGTTAAAAGTTTCAAGTATTTTATCAAATCATAATGAATCACTAATGAATATTTTAGGTGAAGATAATTTTGATATATTAAAAAATCAATTAGAGGTTAAGTAAATGAGTTTTAGTTTTATTAAAAATAAAATATTTACTAAATATAAATATTATGATTTATTCTATACCAATTCTGATTGGTTTACATTTTTTGAATTAAATCATTTTGAAGAAAAATTTATAATTGATGATTTAAATTTTTCTAATGTCACATTAATACTTGATAAGTTGCCAAATCATTTGAAGATAAAATTATATTCTGTAGTTAGTGATGAAGAATCCTCTTATAACGAAAAATATTTCGTTATAAGAGAAATCCAAAGCAAATATATGTTTTGTTCATTAACTAAAAATGTACACTCAAAACTTATTAAAAAGTTGAATGATTCTATCAAAAAAAATAAATGTGCCTTTTTTTGATTTATAATGAATTTGTATAGGGCGCATGTATAGGGCTTTAAATAGGTTTTGCGAAACCTATTTAAAGCCCTATTATTATATTGTGTTCCCTGTATACACAAGGATATACCAGTGCTTTTAGAAGCAATGAGTGAGCTTCGCCCCAAAATGGACAAATGCCATGCCAGTTAAATATAAGTATGTCAGGTTATTACCAAACGTGGGCTCAAATTAAATGGGCTATTTAGTTATATCAAAACATCTGATTAGCGATATAAAGTACGTTTAGGTGTAGCTTAGTGTACGATATCAGGAACAAAGGCGATGATATAACAGAAAAACGGCAAATCGGGTATGATAAAAGTCATTCAGAAAACTCATTGATTCTATTGAAGTTTTTAGGTGATGGTGAAAGGTAACATTAATGCTTTTACCACAAAACTACCTTATTTTAACTCTATGCCTAAAATTATTCATACACTAGAAATGGAGCTACAAATTATATAGTAATAAAAAAAGCGTGAAATATACAATAAAACACTTGACTGTTTAAACGTTTAAATATATGATATGTACATGATGCGTTTTTAAGCGCACAGAATTTAAGTCCACTAAAATAGTTGGGCTTTTTTTTGTTTCCATATGTAAGTCATTTTATGAGAGCACGAGCATATAGACGATATCAGGCTAAGCGATGTTTAGATAACAGAAAGCATGATTTTCATTCTGGCAATACTAGAAAATCGCTTAAAAAGCATGTAATAACACCGGTAGCCTGTTCTTGTTGGATGTGTGGTAATCCAAGAAAATATCATAAATCATTAACTTTACAAGAGCATCGCTCATTATTGAATTTAAAAGAAAGCCTCATTTAGAGGCTTTTTTACTATTTAAACAAAACTTTATAGATAAAACCTCATAGACAAAGCTTTACCGTATCAACCATAAATTAAACTTGCAAACTATCTAAGTTTTCACTTATTTACATTAATTAATGCAATCTTAACTACCTTGATTTTTTAAGATTTTATTGTTATAGTTAAGATCAAAAGCGAGGCTCTTCTCGCCTTTGATACTACTAAAAAGCTGGAAAACTTAAATAGGAGTAGAAGAACAATGATTAGTATTTTCATTTTTCTTCTCCTTATCCCAACTTAGATCGAGGGTTTACTTTTTCAAGTTTCTTGCTTGGTACTTATAGTTAATTGAGTGCGATGATTTTTAATTAGAACGCTCGATATTTTTATTTATTTTGGAGTTGTTTTTTAAACGGATTTATGAAAAAGTTTATCATCTCGCTTGTGCTTGTTTCTTTTTTTGCTAATTCAACACAAAACTTTAATACAGCAAAAAACCAATTAACTAAATTGTATAAATCAAACCCAAAACAAACTGAGTTTTATTGCGCTTGCGAATTTAGCTTTAACGATAAAAAGGGCGTTGTTGATTTTGGTAAATGTGGTTACAAACCCAGAAAAAATGAAGTTCGAGCTTCTCGCATAGAATGGGAACATGTCATGCCAGCCGAAAATTTTGGGCGCCATTTACAATGTTGGCGAGATGGTGGACGTAAGGCGTGTAAAAAAGATGCTACGTTTAATCTGATGGAAGGTGACATGCATAATCTACAACCTGCAATTGGCGAAGTTAACGGTGATCGTTCTAACTACCGATACTCGCAATTCACTAATCAATTTAATCAGTATGGACAATGTCAATCTGCAGTTGACTTTAAAGCTCGTCAATTTCAACCACGTGACGAGATTCGAGGCATAATTGCACGCACTCATTTTTATATGTCAGATAAATACAACATTAACTTATCGGATTCTGAGCACAAATTAATGACAGCGTGGAATAAAATGTATCCGCCTGAACAATGGGAATGCAAGCGCAATCAACAAATTAAACAAATTCAGGGTCATGATAATAAATTTATTACAGAGCAATGTAATAAAGAAAGCCTCAATTAGAGGCTTTTTTGTTATCAAGGTAAAATTTCACAGCATCAACAATAAGCTTGGCTTGAGGAATATCTAAGCTTTTACTTGCTTGTTCAATTAATGCGATATCATCAACGTGTAGTTTGAAGCCTTTCACTTTAATTCCTCGTTTTTGGTCACTTTTTTGATTAATTTCAACTCTTGTTAATGCCATGTTATCCGCCTTGATTTTTTAAAATTAAATTGTTATATTTAAGGTTATCGGAGAGGTTTCCTTCTCCTTTGAACTACTTCAGAATGCTGGCGAGTTTATCAAAAGTAGCAGAATTAAAATGAATATTTTCTTTTTCATTTTTCTTCTCCTTAAGCCCTTGTCTTAGGTCGGGGGTTTACCTTATCAAGTCCTTTACTTGATGTTTATTGTTGTAAGTTAACTTACACTAAAGGTCAACAATCTTTATCTAACTAATTTTAATTTTTTATAGATTTATTACCGAATAAAATTAATGAAGTCTTATATGTATTTTTGTGGTTTATCTGTCAAAAGATAAATAGTTGTTGTATTGCTACTTTAAGTTGAATATAATTTTTCCGTTATTCCTAAGGATTTTTTCATCAATTCTAATTGTGGCAATATAATAATGAAGAGTAAAGTAGCAGTTGCGGTATTGTTATCTACGAGTTTAGTCTCTTTGAATTCAGCTGCGTCTGGAGCTATGGCTTTGTCCTCTCAGTATCAAACAAAAAGTGAAATTAACCACGAAGATATTAAAATGATAAATTTAAAAAATAAAGTAATCAATTATTTTAATATTGACTTGGTTAAAGCATTGAAAGATTCAGAAAATATTTTATATGAAATAACTGATGATTTTTCCTGTGATTTTATAAAAAATTATGACTTTTCTGCAATGCTAAAAAATTTAGTTTCTGTGGAGTCCTCAGCTTTTACATTCATAAATAATAATTTAATTACAAAGATGGATATTAAAGATTCACTTCGCTTAATATTGTCTTTGAAAAATAAAATTACAAGAATAATGCAAATAAGGGATTCACTTGATGTGGTTCCAACTTATTATAATAGTGGAATAAATACAACTCATATTTTATCGTTAGCAAACAATACAACTAATAAATTATTAAGCGAAATCAAAAACAAGGCTTAGTAATCATGGTTGATGTTATAATTTTAGAGGAAGCCAGATATTTATTTGCTGATACATTTATAGAATTCCCTAATTTTGAAAATCAATTAATTAGTGTTTTTAAAGAATATATAGAAAGTAATCGAACAAAAGTGCCTGATATTTTTGGACGTGATGTTCCGTATAGGCAACCAAACAGGCTCTATGAGCTAAATGTTCAACATATTCATTTAAAGTTGCCTCCAAACCGATTCCCAAAGAACCAGCCTCAATATTATAGATGCAACGCCACTAAAGAGCCTAATAAGGATATTTTTCTTGTTTATGTTATTTCAGATTTTAATCCTAAGAGATTTGCGCTGTTAGCAATATTAAGACCACATGCTCATAAGAAAAGTAAAGAAAGAAGAATATTAAATTTATTTTGTCAATTGGCTGAAAAATATCAAGAACAAGAATTCGAGTTATATTGTGCAACTGATTAGCCCACGAGATATTTTACATTCACCGCTTAATTACGGTTTTTTATATCCAAAGTTACCCCTACGCCACTTTCTATAATTCAAGACAACAAATTGATTTATAGATACGCTCGGGGGCTTTCAAAGAATCGACAGCAAAGCTAGACACGCACACAACTCAATATAGCTAGTACGCTGTTACCTTATTAACTCACATAAAGATATTTAACATGGAAAGATACTCATCACCGATGTCTTATTTCTGGGGCGCTTTATGCACGCTTTTAGGCGCACTTAGTTTAAATGATATTGCCATTATTGTAGGTATTATCTTATCAATAGCGACATTTATTATTAATTGGTTATATAAGCGCCGAGATTTTTATCATAAAAAAAACTTGAGAGAGCAATACTATGCGAAATACCACAAAAATAGCGAAGAGTGCGATTTGTAGTGTTTCGGTAATAATCGGTATTGTTATTACCAACTACTCAGATGACATAAGAACAAGCCAATCGGGTCTGGAAATAATCGGTAATGCTGAATCCTGCGTACGAGAGCCTTATTATTGCCCGGCTAACATATTAACGGTTGGGATTGGCTCAACGGGTAATCATATTGAACAAAAAATTTATACTGATGATGAGATAGCAAAGCGTTGGGTCAATGACATAAAAACGGCTGAACAATGTGTTAATCGCTATGCTAAAGGCTTTCATCTTCCCCAGTCTGTTTTTGACGCTGTGACCTCAATTACCTTTAACGTTGGATGTACAAAAATGCGAACATCAACAATGTATAAGCATCTGAATAACGGTGATTATAAGGCGGCTTGTAATGAATTCCCAAGGTGGAATAAAGCAGGTGGTAAGGCTCTAAAAGGCTTAGTAATCAGGCGAGAAAAGGAGAAGGCGTTATGTCTATCTTATGTTTTATCATCGCATCGATAATGGCTATCAAAGGTGTCAACGGCTGGGGGTTGGTTTTTATTTGTCTCGTTATTGTTGAGTGGTTCATCATGTTAAAAATATCAAAAGTAAATATATCATTGATTAGTATGTTGCTATTTGTTTGTTATTTCGCCTACAAATGTCGGCAAGATGAAAAGCTTGCAGTGGTGAGAGCAAATAAAGCTGAAGAAAAGTACGAAAAATAGCTACAAGATAACAATGAAGTAACAAAAGAGAATCAAACATTATTGAGGCGATAAAAAATGGACAAGCTAAAACAGCGGTTTTACGTCATGATATCGATAATGGTTTTATCGAGTTGCGCGTCAAAGTCGAATCCGTCAAACGAGATAGTGTCACCGCCAGCAGTACTGCTAGCAAAGCCTTACGACTTGCAAGAGCTTCTCAACAAGATTATTACCATCTCACTAGCGCAATCAGCTACAACAAAGCCATGATTGATGGTTGGCGAGAATACTATTGTAAAGAGATTGCACCCAAGAATAATACAGAGTTTATGTGCAAATAAACAGTAGATATGATAAACGGATGCAACTATACACATTGGCATAAAGCATGCTTAACATATCTAAAACGAAATTTTTTGTGTTATGCGTTTTATATAAAAAGATATGAACTACCTACAGCTAGATAATGCTGATAAAACAATTTATTCAATATAGATAGCTAAAATCTGCAATTAACCGAGCGAAAAATTATCTCCACCATTTGTCTCGACATCGTAATGCTTGATATTGCTAGTTATTGTTATAGCAAATCAGGCTTCCATAAAGGATTACTCCGTTTAAAAATTTCATGATTGGTACATTAAAGAAAGAATCATCATGGCGTAAAAACACGTTAACTACAGATCTAGTCAACTCAATGAAGCAGGTTACACAATGAAATTATCACATATCGTTCACACATTACGCCATTTTAGCCCTAGCTTTGCAGGTCGGGTTGGCGGTGCTGCTGCGTTTTCAGCTATTAAAGATACGGCACTTTTAAAATTACCTGCCGCTTATGTTGTTCCGCTTGATGATAGAGCACAAGATAACAAGTCACAAACAGATTATTGGCAAAATGTGACAGAAAGTTTTGGGGTTATTGTTGTATTAAAACCATTAGATGAACAAGGTCAACACGAAGCATATGACATTGTCGAAAACATAAAAACCGAACTTTGGCGAGCTTTACTCGGTCTTGAACCTTCTCCATCGCATAATCCAATTCAATATGATGGTGGCGGTTTACTGGATTTAGATCAGGGAAGACTTTTTTATCAATTCAATTTTAGTGCAGTGCGCGAAGTTGGTTTTGATAATACTCGTCAACACTTTGATTTAAATGCTATTGATAATCCAATTCCCGATCCTGATTGGCAATTCGATCCAAACGACCCAGATGCCATCAAACCTCCGCAGTATAACCCGTTAAACATTGGCAACTTCGATACTCTATCAGGAACGATTAATGAACTAGATTCGGGGGTAACGGTGAATTTTCAAAATAATAATATCTATGAGGGCAATAATGATAATTAAACCTATCAATAACAAACAGGTATATGACCCAGATAACGGGGATTATTTACCTAAAGGCGGTCGTCATGTTGAGTTTAACCAATACTGGGCTAGACGACTGGCAAATAATGATGTTGAAGAAACAACCAACATCAAATTAAAACAAAAAAAGGGTAACTAAAAATGACAATTAGTTTTAACAATATTCCTAACAATATAAAAGTTCCATTATTTTATGCGGAAGTGGATTCGTCTGCGGCTAATACAATTCAAGATAGCGGTGCTTCATTAATTATTGCTTATCCATTAGCTGATAGCAGTATTGAACGTAATAAGCTCATTATTATGCCGTCTGCAGATCAAGCTAAAAAACTCGCAGGACAAGGTAGCCAATTATCTAGAATGGTTGAATCCTATCGAAACACCGATAATTTTGGTGAGTTATGGGTGATTGCTGTTGACGAACCTGCATCTGGCTCAAACGCAACAGGTACTATTCAAATATCAGGTACCGCAGAAGAAACAGGGATATTAAGTTTATATATTGGTAACTGCAAAATTCAATCGCGCGTAACGATTTCGGATACTGCGGACAATATTGCCAATGCACTAAATAATGCAATTAATACCAATTCCAATTTACCTGTTACAGCAACTATTAGCAATAGCACTATCACGTTAACAGCCAAAAACAAAGGATTGAATGGCAATGATATCCCGCTATGCTTTAACTATTACGGCACAATCGGCGGAGAAGAAACACCTGACGGATTAAATATTGCAATCACGCAAATGCATGGCGGAACAGGTACTCCAGATTTAACGCCGGTTATTGCCGCGATGGGTGACAAACTCCTTGATTTTATCGCCTTTCCATTTAATGACTTAGCATCACTCGCAACATTCAACCAAGAAATGGATGACACAGTAGGGCGCTGGAGTTATACCCGTCAATTATACGGACATGCATATACAGCTAAAAAAGGGGACTTATCCGAGCTTGTCGAATTTGGTGATAAATTAAATTACCAACATATTACCGTTGCAGGCTATGAAAAAAACATTCAGACAGGTATTGATGAATTAATTGCAATGCGAACATCGCGGAATGCAATTTTTATTCGTAACGATCCTGCTCGACCAACACAAACGGGCTTATTAAACGGCGCGTTACCCGCACCAGATAGTGATCAGTTTACACTAACAGAACAACAATCTTTGCTAAGCCATGGTATTGCTACAGCTTATGTTTCTAGCGGAAATTTATTAATACAACGTGATATCACAACCTATCAACGTAATAGCTACGGCGTTGCTGATAATAGCTATTTAGATAGTGAAACCTTGCATACGCTAGCGTATGTATTACGTAAATTACGCAGTGTGATCACATCTAAATACCCACGGCATAAACTAGCAAATGACGGCACGCGATTTGGTGCAGGGCAGGCAATTATCACCCCTTCCGTCGCTAAAGCGGAAATTAATGCAACATATCGACAATTAGAATTATTAGGTTTAGTTGAAAACTTTGATGTGTTCAAAAAGAACTTAATTGTTGAACGAAATGTCAACGATCCTAATCGATTAGATGTGTTATTCCCACCTGATCTCGTTAATCAATTACGCGTTTTTGCTGTGTTAGCACAGTTTAGATTGCAATATCCAGAGGAGAAAAACTAATGACACAACGACGTATTGCAGGAACAACTTATATTAAAGTTGATGCCAACCAACTATCATTAACAGGCGGTATTGAAGTCCCAATGAATACTAATGTAAAAGAAAGTATTTTGGGATTAGATAATAGCGTTCACTATAAAGAAACGTTCCGAGCTCCGTACATTAAAGGGACATTTAAAGTACCGCGTGATTTTCCAATCGACAAGTTAATGTCTAGCGATTCAATGACAGTTACCGCAGAACTTGCCAACGGTAAGGTTTACGTTTTATCTAATGCTTGGGTAGAAGGTGAAGTTAATCACAATGCCGAAGACGGTACAGCAGAAATCGAATTTCACGGTGAAGAAGGATTTTATCAATAATGAAAGAAATTAAACTATCACAGCCGATCATGGCACATGGCAATGAATTACATGTGCTGGAATTAAAAGAGCCTACCGTCAAAGATATCAAAAAATTGGGATTCCCATTTGATAGCCAAATGATTGGCGATCCTAAAAAAGTGGCTGATTACATCGTGGCATTAGGTAATGTTACACCAAGCTCGGTGGAACAACTTACACCCTATGATTTTCTAATGATTACGGGAGAAATTATGATGTTCTTTGGCCCAAAGGATCAAGTAAAGGAAGCAGAGACGCCATTGGAAACGGAGCAAGCCCAATCATCACCATTGAATATCTTGTAAACCTTTGTTTTGAAGTTGCCAAGTACTGGCAACTTTCTCCTTTCTACATCATTGAAGAACGTTCACTATCCGAAGTCTTTGAACTCTGTGAACAAGCAAACCGCATAGAAAATAGCAAGGAATCAACATTATGACTAGCTTTAATTTAAAAGCTGCAAAGGAATATATCGATAAGCTACCGCCAAAATTAAATAATATAAAAGGCAAACTTGAAAAATTTCAAAAAAGTGTGCAAAACTCAAAGTTTGCCAAATTTGATCTAAAAGGTGCTGTAACTGGCCTTAATATTTCTGCGCCGTTTGTTAAAGGTGTGAAAGATGCAATAGCGTATGAAGAAGTTATGGCTGACATCAAAAAGGTTGTTGACTTTGATACGCCTGAGCAATTCAAACAAATGGGGCAAGATATTCGTGAAATGTCACTAACGTTACCAATGGCAGCTAAAGATATCGGCGCAATTGTTGCAGCAGGCGGGCAAGCAGGTATCCCAAAAGAAGATTTAAAGCAATTTGCCGAAGATGCTGTAAAAATGGGTATAGCATTTGATAGCTCTGCGGAAGAAGCGAGTAGCACAATGGCAACATGGCGAACAGCTTTAAAGCTAACTCAAAATGAGGTTGTTGAATTATCTGATAAAATTAAATTGTTGAGCAATCCGCAAAATGCAAAAGTTAAAGATATTTCAGATGTAGTTACAAATGTAGTTACAGAAATTGGTTCGCTGGATAATATTTCTGGTAGCAGTGCTGACAAGTTAGTTGCATTAAGTTCAACAATTATTTCCGTTGGTACAAATACCGATCAAGCAGCTACGGGTATAAAAAACTTTATGTCGATGCTGGCATCAGGTGAGGCTGCGACTGAGAAACAACAAGAGGCATTACAACAGTTAGGCTTCACATCAACTGAAATAGCTAACATCATGCAGAAAGATGCCGAAGGAGCGATTACATCAGTACTTGAATCGCTAGGTAAAGTACCAAAAGATAGGCAATCTGCATTACTAGCAGATTTGTTTGGTAAAGAAAGTATTGCTGCAATTTCACCATTAGTTGATAATCTGGAACTATTAAAAACTAATTTTAAGCGTGTTGAGGATGCATCGCAATACGCTGGTTTGATGCAGGAACAGTATGAATTAAGATTAAATAACGTAGCTCAAAAATTACAAATTTTTAATAATGGTCTTAATAATATCAGTTTATCAATTGGTGAGGCATTATTACCAACATTTATCGAACTATTAAACCAAATGCAACCGTTAATCGTTTCATTCGGGCATTTTATTCAAGAAAATCCTGAACTCGTGAAAATGGCTGCGATGGCGATTGTGGGGTTAATTGGTCTTCGTGTTGCATGTGCAGGTGTGAATACTATTGTTGGTGTGCTAACAACCGGGATCGATATTTACAACGGTGTACTCAAAGCTAATAAATGGGTAACAAAGTCTCATGCGGCTATTCAATTAAAATTATCTAATACATTTAAAAAGGTTCGAAATTCCTCAATAGCACTTAAAATAGTGACATTGGCTCATACAGGTGTTTTAAAAAGCATTACTTTAGCGACAAAATTATTTACTTTCTCGAAGATAGCATTATCTAATGCATTTAAAAAGGTTCGAAATTCCTCAATAGCACTTAGAATAGTGACATTGGCTCATACAGGCGTTTTAAAAAGCATTACTTTAGCGACAAAATTATTTACTTTCGCGCAGGTAGCATTATCTAATGCATTTAAAACGGTTCGAAATTCCTCAATAGCGCTTAAAATAGTGACGGTGGCTTATACAGGAATTTTAAAAAGCATTACTTTAGCGACGAAATTATTTGCTTTCGCACAGATAGCATTATCCAATGCATTTAAAATTGTTCGAGTTACTTCAATTGCGCTTTTCACGGTCATGGCCATGAATCCAATTGGGCTAATCATGACAGGTATAGCTATTGCTGCAACATTAATCATCACATACTGGGATGATATAGTTAAGTTCTTTCAATGGCTATGGGGGGTGATAAAACCTTACGTTATGCCTATTATTGATTATTTTATAGCAGAATTTAAAGCAGGTGGTGAAAGCATCATAAATGGCTGGCAGAGGGTAAATGAGTTTTTTAGCGGATTGTGGGCGTCTATTGAGCCATATGTAATGCTGATTTTTGATATATTCATTGAACCCTTTAAAAATGCGGGTGAAGTTATACCAACGGTATGGGAAAGTGTTCAGAATTTCTTTAAAAACCTATGGGATAACGTTAAGTCTGGCATCCAACCGCTACTAGATGCTTGGGACTTTCTTTTCGGTGACAATGAAAAGAAAGTAAAAGTTACGGCTGATACAGCGAGTTTACCGAAAGAAATGACCAAACCAATGGTTACATGCTCCAATTATCAAACGCCTCAAATGCCAATTAATAACTTTTCAAATAATAATGCAAATCGAAATAGTAATGGTGAATTGGTTGTGAAGTTTGAAAATGCCCCGCAAGGGACTATCGTAAAACAAACTAAACAGGCATCGGGTTTTGATACTAAAGCCGATGTGGGTTGGAATCCATATGCATTAGGAGTCTATTGATGAACTTCATGAATTGGCTAAATGATTTATTACCAGCAAGTTTTCGAGGAGTGCCATTCCAAGTGAGTGACACATCAGCTGAATTTGGTCGGCGTAATGAAACCCATGAATATCCGTTCCGAGATGTTCCTTATACGGAAGATCTAGGTCGTTCTGCGCGTAAAAATAAAATTGATGCGTTTGTTATTGGTGACGACCACAAAGAACAAGCTGAAAAACTGGTAGAAGCCATCGAGAAAGAAGGTGCAGGCACACTCATGCACCCCATATTTGGTGAATTGAATGTTAACATTACCGGCACGGCAACCGTTAGTAACTCGGTTGAAAACGGTCGAATGAGTGTTATTTCATTCTCTTTTGTTGAAGCGGGGGAATTAATCTTCCCCGATTCATCTATCGCAACAGATGATGTGGTTGATGAAAATGCAGATAATGTAGATCAAGCACTACTAGATGCATTTGAAGATTTTGATTTAATCGACGCGCCCGATTTTGTCTTGAGTAATATTCTTGATGAAACCGTGTCAATTTTAAATGACATAGCTGATGCTTATAATGCGATAACTCCCTATGTTAATGATGTGATTAAAATCCTAAATGGTGATTTATCACCCATTCTTGGTGCTGGGGGTTCATCCATTATTAATTCAATCAAAAATGTTTGGCAAAGCGCAACAACATTTTCCAATTCTGTAAATGATTTGGTAGCCAAAGTAAAGGTGTTTAACGGCGTATTATTTATAAAAAGCGTTTTGCCTAGCGCCATTTGGTCAACAGATAGCAAATCGACCCAAAAAAGAAAGAAAAATCAAAATCTAATCAATACCGCGATTCGCGTAACCGCACTGACAGAAGCATCACGAATAATTGCGTCATTGCCAAAGCAAGTTGAAGATAAAAGAAAACAAGCTTTTGCGCCTGTGGCGTTAGAATCAACAAAAGGGAAAAAAGAGAATTATTTCAGCAGAGGCGATACTTTGCCAAATGGGAACATAAACAATTCACAGGCTAACATAACAAGCTCAACCATATCAACATCATCAACAGTTGAAAAAAGTAATACCATTTCATTTGATGATTTGCTGGATATCAAAGATGCTATTAATGAATCGTTTGATAAAGAACTGTCAAGAACCGAGCATGATGGTTTGTACATTGCACTAGTAAAATTAAAAGCTGCAGTTAACCAAGATATCAATGCACGTTTAATCAAAATAGAAAAAACCATTGTTTATATGCCTAATGACGTATTGCCCGATTTAGTTTTAGCGCACTATCTCTATAACAATGCGACACGTTATGATGATATATCAATTCGCAACAACGTCCTTCATCCTGGTTTTGTGCCCGTTAAAGAACTGAGAGTACCCAAACCATGAGCGATAATAAAGTGTTGTTAAAAATTAATCACAAATACTTTGGCGGTTGGACTGATGTAAGTATTTCGGCGGGTATTGAACGACTAGCCCGTGATTTTAATGTCACTATTACTCGACAATGGCCATCATCAGGCGATGCTTCAGAAGCAAAAATTGATGTTAAAAATGGTGATTTAGTTGAAGTGTATATTGATGATGACGTGGTTTTAACGGGGTACGTTGAAGCATTGCCGATTCGATATGATGCGGGATCACTATCAATGGGTATTGTTGGCAGAAGTAAAACCGCTGATTGTATTGATTGTAGTGCAGTACCCAAACAATATAGCGGTAGTTCAACTATTCAAGTTATTCAAGATTTAGTTAAACCGTTTAAGCTAAACGTTATCAACCAAGGTAATGATGTTGGTGCTATTAGCATTCAAGCGGATCAAGGGGACACTGTTTTTGATGTCATTAGTAAAATAATGGGTATGCAACAAATTATTGTATTTGATGACGAGCAAGGGCAAGTTGTCATTGGTGATATCGGTTTCGATGAGGCAAAAACAGCTTTGGTTTTAGGAGCTAATATTTTGTCGGCGGATACTGGAAATAGTATCGAGGATCGATATTCCGATTATTTTGTCTCAGGGCAAAGCGTCGGTGATGATGAAAACTTTGGTGAAGCAACGCTAGCATCCGTTAGCGCCACATCTAAAGATGAGGAAATTGTTCGTTATCGTCCATTAATCATAAAGCAGTCTGGCGACTCGAATAACGGTACTTGCCAAGAACGCTGTGAAATGGAAAAAGTGCTGAGAGCAAGCAAAACCAGAGAAGTCACTTACACCGTACAAGGTTGGCGTCAGGGGGACGGAACGTTATGGAAACCTAATCAAATGGTTGTCGTTAATGATCCGCTGCTGGGTTACGATAATGAAAAACTGGTTATTGCTGAAGTTAAATATAGCTTAAGCAGTCGTGGAACGTTATGCGAATTAAAAATAGGTCCCGTTGAAGCCTATTTGCCTGACAAGAAGAAAAAAGGTAAGTAACCAGATGGTGAGGTATTCTAATGCGTAAAGTTTTAAATAAAATAATGAACCTAGTTTCTCGTGGCTATATAACATTTAGTGATAGCAACAGCAAATGCCAAACGTTACAAATCAAAATGTCGGGCGGTGAACAAAAAAGTGATATTGAGCATATCGAGCCGTATGGGTTCACATCAAGGCCATTAGATGGCGCAGAAGCTGTTGCATTATTCTTAGATGGTGATAAATCGCATGGTGTGATTTTAACCACAGGTGACCGACGTTATCGTATTACATCGCTCAAAAAAGGCGAGGTTGCCATTTACACAGACGAGGGTGACGCTATTATTTTTAACCGTAATAACGAGATTAACGTAAAAACTAAAAAATTTATTGTTAACGCTGATGATGCAATTGAACTAAATACTAAAAATTTAGTTGTTAGCGCATCATCAGGAACACAATTTAATACGCCATTATTCAAATCATCTGGAGAAATAGCAGATAAAACCAGCACTATTTCAAACATCAGAACCATTTATAATGGACATACACATAATGAAACAAGTACCGTAACACACAACCCAAATCAAAAAATGGGTTAGTTTGTATAAACGTTTAATTCAAATAGGGCAAATTGCGCCTTTATTATTGTCAAAATAATACGCCATTTCAAACAGGGCACCTTTTGCTAGCACCCACAGGTGACCCGCCTGTTTTAATGCGTCGTTTTTAGATGCTAGTTTAGGTTGTAACATCCTCATTACTGCATAAGTTGAGCATAACATACCTTGTCGTGCTTGCTCATTTTTAGCATTACCAGATGATATTATTTGAATATTAGTGAGCTTATCTTTTTCGTCAATGTTTAACATGACGGCAAACGTGATATTACCTAATTGAAATTCTTGATAACCATTTGCACCATCATTGAATAAACGCAACTCATCTATTTTTATTTCTGCGCACTGTGGAAATGTTTTGAAGTATTTTTTTATGCCTTTATCAAACTGTTTAGCGGTTTATGGCAGTTCTTTTTACTCCGTACTTGCTGAACTTGCTAATAAAACCAAAGCTAATAAAGATAATTTTTTCATTTTTTATTCCTTATTCTGTGAGTTAGTAACATGTTTATAAACATTAATGACAAACTGATGTCAATGTCATCACATACAAAACCACTGTACCGAGCCTTAATCATTTCGCTATTCACATGGCGACGCAAAAATACCAGTGATGATTCAAAACACCCCTTTGGTTGGTGGGGCGATTCTTATCCTAGTATAGCAAATGACAAAATTGGATCACGGCTTTATTTATTATCTCGATCTAAATTAACCAATCAAACCGCCAATTTTGCAAAAATTTATATAAAAGAGGCGGTGCAATGGATGATTGATGACGGGCTGACGTCACGTATTGATGTTTCAGTAAAGCGAACCGATTTAACCGTTTTAGTTGCTACTATCAATATTTACAAAAAAGATGGCAGCAGTGAAGAATTTAGGTTTGACAATTTATGGAGTGATATTAATGTCTAGTGGATTTTTAAGACCAACCTTACCCGATTTAATCACAACGATACGCAATGATTTATATGCGCGCTTAGCCGTCGATGATGAATTAATTTCATTGCGACGCAACGATCCTGAAGTCTATGGGCGAGTTATCGCAGGGGCTACACATATGCTATTAGGCTATATTGAAAATATGTCCAAAAATATTTTGCCCGATCAGGCTGACGAAAATTGGCTAATTCGGCATGGCAATATGAAACGTTGCTATAGAAAACAGCCAATTCCAGCTGCTGGTTATGTTCGATTTGATGAAATATCTGATGGAATAACTATCACAAAAGGCCAAAAAATCAGGCGCCAGATAGATCAGTGTCTGTATACAGTTACTGAAACGATAACATCTATAAATAACGTTTTAAGAGTGCCCGTTGTTTGTGATGAGGTAGGCAAAAAAGGCAATTGTGATGATGGCACAAAAATGTCACTGATTACCCCAGTTACAGGTCTATCATCAACGTGTTTTGCCAATTCAATAGAATCAGGTGCCGATATTGAAGATTTAGAGGCATTTAGAAAACGAGTTATCGACAGGTGGTATTACACACCTCAAAGTGGGGCTGACCAAGATTATATCCAGTGGGCAAAAGAGGTTCACGATGTTACACGTGCGTGGTGTTACCGCCATTGGGCGGGGGCGGGTAGCGTTGGCATAATGGTGGCAAATAGCGATCCGGTTAACCCAATTTTAGATAGTACAACTATTGAAAATATAAAAAAACATATTGAACCACTCGCACCGGTTGCTGGCGCCATGCTGCTCGTTTTTTCTTCTGCACCCAAACCCATTAATTTTAAAATTATGGTCACCCCTGATAATCCAGAAATTCGCTATCAAATAGAAGCCGAATTGAAGTCATTTTTATTAAGAGAAGGCAATCCACAAACAACGTTATTTAGGTCACGAATTAGCGAAGTGATAAGCGCATCATTTGGCGAATATGCCCATGAATTAGTTTATCCCGACAAAGATATTTTTATAGAAAAACATCAGGTTGCTGCTTTTGGAGGGATTGAATGGATTTAGACAAACAATACCGAAATATGGTAGGGCACTTATTGCCCTATGGCCCTGCGTGGAATAAATCAGAGCCAATACTGCTATCACTGGCATTAACATTATCAAACACTCACGCTAGATTAGATGATTTAATGCAAGAGGTTAACCCTAAGACGACAACAGAACTTATAGATAGATATGAACAAATATGTGGATTACCGGATAGCTGTTATCCATCTGAGTTTCAAACGCTAACAATACGGCGCAACCGTTTGGATTCAAAAATAAATTTGGTTGGTGGTATCAGTAAAGATTTTTTTCTACAAGTACTAAAAGCCAACGGTTATACAGATGCCACGATTACAAACTATAACAATGATATATTTACTTGTGAATCAACATGTGACGATTATCTATATGATGAGGAGTGGCGTTTTTACTGGATAGTAAATATCCCTCACAATTATCAAATCACAGACATGACTTGTAACGATGAATGTGATTCATCTTTGAGAAAGTGGGGTGATAAACAAATCGAATGCATAATTGATAAATTATGCCCATCACACACTTATGTAATTTTTAAATACGGAGTAACAAATGCATAGAATTGATACAGCCACTGCCCAAAAAGATAAGTTCGGGCAAGGAAAAAATGGTTTTACCCGAGGTAACCCACAAACGGGTACACCAGCCACTCAGCTAGACTATTTGTATTGCGATGCCATTCAAGAAGAAATTGCTAATGCGATTGAATCCGCAGGCATTAAACTTGATAAATCTAAGCATGACCAACTCGCCAGCGCTATTAAAGAATTTGTCAGAAAAGGTAAAGTACGACTTAGTTCAGCAACTAACAGCACATCAGAAACAGAAGCTGCGACGAGCTTAGCTGTGAAAAAAGTTAACGATTTAGCGGCGGGTGCGGTAAAAAAATCTGGTGACGAAATGACGGGGCAATTACGAATGGCTGCCACATCAGCTGGTATTAAATTTAAACATGCAGATAGCAATAACGAGTTTGTATTACGTACACTGAGTAATAGTCTGTCATTTATTTTTTACGACGAGCAAATAAAAAAATGGTCAACAAAATTAGCGTATATAACAGATAAAAAACAATGGTGTTTTCAAAACGTTGATGATGTGACAATTAAAAATAAATCAGTGTTAAAAACTGGTGATTTTGGTCTCGGTTCGTCAGTCGGTGCTATTGCTAATAATTTTGACGAACATTTATCTGGCGGTTTTTATCAATGCAGAACATCAGATTTTCCTGATTTGCTATTTTCTGAGGGGGATAGCTCTGCGACACTATTAGCGTACCCAAGCAACAACCCGAATTGGAAAATTGAACAATTATCAGTAGTTAAAAGTAAAATACCGAGAGTTTACTATCGTTGCGATACTAAAGAAGGCAAAAAAAACTGGTACGAAGCAATTACAACAGCAAACGTTAATAGCTTTTTGCCTGTCGGTATCCCGCTGCCGTGGCCACAAGATCGTCCGCCAACGGGATGGTTTGAATGCAATGGCGCGTCATTTGATGTAAATCAGTTTCCAAAGCTAGCATCTGTTTTCCCGTGGGGTCGGCTACCAGACTTGCGGGGTGAGTTTATACGTGGATGGGATAATGCACGTGGTGTTGACCCAGGTAGGCAAATCTTGAGCTGGCAGGGTGATGCCATTCGCAATATTCATGGTGAAATATCACCGATTTCTGAGACGTTTTCATCAGAGCCTATAGCAAATGGAGCGTTTAGATATTTTGAAAAAGATGCTGGTCATACTCCTATGCACATCGATATTAGTAGTGCTGGAGGTGTTTTTTTTGATGCATCTCAAGTTGTACCGACTGCTAATGAAAACAGACCTAGAAACATCGCATTTATGTACATAGTTAAAGCTGAATAACAAATAAGAGGATTTACAATGAAATATCAATTACAACCAGAATTTGCTGTTTTAGATAAAAACGGATTAACAGAGAAAGCAGGTTATGCAGTTATTTACAATTTTGACGTGCTAACTGGCGAGTACAAAAATGCCAGTTATCAGTATTTACAAGTTGGCGTCGGTGTGCCGGCTAACTCATGCATTGATGCACCGAAATCGGTGAAAGAAGATAAAGCGATTGTTCGTCAAGACAACAAATGGGTTTACCTTAATGATTACCGAGGTAAAAAAATCTACTCAACTACAACAGGCGTAGAATCAACAGTAACAGAAATTGGCGACATTCCTACAGATTACACACTGTTAAAACCAAATTCTGAGTTTGATTCTTGGAACGGTGAAGCATGGATATTAGATGAAAATAAACAGCATCAGCACCATGTAAATGTTGCAACAGCACAGAAAAAACAGCTATTAAGCGAAGCTACTACGCAAATTGATTATCTACAAGATGCAATTGATACTGATATTGCAACTGATGAAGAAAAGGCGTTATACGCGGATTGGAAAAAATACCGAGCTTTACTCAATCGCATTGATGTTGATACGGCGCCAGACACCAATTGGCCAGAAAAGCCACTGTAATAATTAACCGCTCTGGGTAATTGTATTTGTTTTTTTGTGTATAAACAGTGCAATTATCTGGAATTCCTCTATTGACAAACGACATTGCGCCAATTCTGACATTACTAGCGTTGTTGCATTATTTCACTATTATAAGCAAATCCCTCTAAATCGATATGAAGTAAGCTGAATTTAGTTTTTTAGATCTAAATTAGTTTTAATATCAAAACATAATACATTAAAAATTATAAATTCTTTTGTTTAAAAACAAATAAAGAATGTTTCATCTAAATACTAACAAGAGAACTTATTACAAATTTCATTTCTTATTAATTATTATAATTGTTATTTTTTATACTAAAATAAGATTATCTTTCTTGATTATCTATATGCTTAATGATTAATTTTATATTAATGAAAAAAACATTGGCATTTGATAATAGGGATAACAAATTGTGAACTAGCAATGTATTTGGATTCAGAATTAGACAGTAGTTAATTAGTAGTAATAGTTTATTAATTTACTTAATTATCCACACTAATTGCTTATAGATATAAAAAATAAAGCCTTGAGCTTTATTAAACGATTCCTAGAGAGCAATCTATAAAGAATAGGAAAAGTTATTTTATTCGCTTATAAATGGATTCATTCAGAATAAAAATATTATAAAAGGTCAATTATAAATGAACATACTTTTAAAATGCAGACAAAAATATTATCGGTACTTTATATGGATACTTTTTTTCTTCTGTAGCGTTATTTCTAGCAAGTTAGTATTTGCGCAAGATGCGATATGTGCAGAAGTAAAAATAGTTATAGAACAAAAATTATCATTTGAGAGACAAGCATTTGATGCTCGAATGATAATTAATAATGGCCTAGAGGATTCGATACTAAAAAATATACGTATAGAATTGCTCTTTACTGATAGAAATAATCAACAAGTAGCGACAACTCAAAATGCTAATGATAACGATGCAAAGTTTTTTTATCGCATTAACTCATTATCTGGCATTAATAGTATTAATGGTGATGGTGAGATAAAAGCAAAGACTAAAGCTGAAGCTCATTGGTTAATTGTTCCTGCATATGGTGCGGCGCAATCTGATGATACATTATATTATATTGGAGCTAAAGTTACTTATACATTGAATGGACAAGAAGTAAGCGTAGAAGTTCCACCTGATTATGTTGTAATTAAACCTCAGCCGTTATTAACATTAGATTATTTTATACCAAGCGAAGTTTATGGGGATGATCCCTTTACGCCTGAAATTGAACCCTCTATTCCTTTTACATTAGGTGTACGCGTTAAGAATGAAGGTCATGGTACTTCTTATAAAACTGTCATCGATTCTGCACAACCTAAAATTGTTGAAAATAAACAAAATTTATTGATTGACTTCAATATTTTAGGTAGCTATATGGGGGATCATGCGGTCAACAAAAGTTTATTATTAGATTTTGGTGATATTGCTGGGCACTCATCTAAAGTTGGGCGTTGGGATATGATGACTAGCTTGCATGGTAAATTTGTGGAATTTGATGCGACTTTTACCCATGCTGATACGTTAGGTGGCTCAGTAACATCTTTATTAAAAACAGTAAATACGCATACTTTGATTCATAATGTAAAAGTAGATTTACCCGATAGAGATAATATTACAGACTTTTTAGCATTAGATGGTGATGTAATTCGTGTATATGAATCCGAAGGATTCAACACAGATCTATCAGATCAATCACTTAATGCCACACTCACTACAGTTGGTAAAGAAACAAAACTCGTTTTTCCAAAAACGGAAGGACAAGTTTATGTAAAAATAGCTGATCCAAGTTTCGGCAATCAAAAGATGAATAAGGTAATTCGTTCTGATGGCAAGGTATTACCTGCAGAAAATATTTGGCAATCCAAAATTCGTAACGATGATTTATCTTGGTCTTATTATATTCATTTATTTGATACTAATAGTACAGGAAGTTATACCTTATATGAGAGTGATATAAACGAAACAAAAGCAATAGTAGACACGTTTTTAGTAACAAAAGGTGCCAAATATTCACTTAATGAATTATTACCAGAAAACTATTATTTTGAAGCCAATAAGTCTTATATGATCGAATTTATTGGTAACATAGCTTCTCGTATTTGCTCAGGAAAGAATAATTTTGATGAAAATTCTAAAAAATGCAAAACGGATTTAAATAGGAATTATACTTTTGAGAAAGATGCTTTTAAGACAGATATTTTTATCCCTTCTAAGTCAGGTATCCTTCATGGAGATAGTCACTTCACAGGAAATATCTATCTACTAGCCAAACAAACAGAAACGATAAAAGTGATCGTAGTGCCTCTTGATATGGAAAATTCATTAACCAACACGACCTCAATTATAAAAGGTTTTCGATATTCATTAAATGAATTATTACCTAAAAATTATAATTTCCAAGCGGATAAGTCTTATTTGGTTAAGTTTTCTGGCGTTGCAATGACTAGTCGTTATTGCCCAGGAAAGGCAAATTTTGATTTGGAAAGTAAGGTTTGTAAAGCAGAAGTAAGTAGAGATTATAGCTTTAAATCCGATATATTCATTCCGTTTAAATCAGGTATTCTTGGAAAAAATAATGAATTTACAGGTAATTTCTATATGTCTGCTACTAAGGATGGAAATATCAAAGTATATGTAACACCATTATAAAAATTATTTGATCATCCCTATCAATCTTAACCTATATAAGTAAAACATTACTTATATAGGTTAACTCTGATTATTGATAGATGAATTATAAAAATGGTCTTCAAGTCTTTAATATTTTTCTTAAATAATTAGTCTCATTATAAGTTGTGTTTATGTCGCTTGTTTTATAACAAATATCCAGATTTATATTCTATCTTAATAATAAATAAAAATTAATTGTGTTAAAACTTATTTAAATAACTTGAAAAGAATTTTAAAAATGTCAGTTTTTCATTCTAATTTGC